CAGGTGATATCTTGAATTCTGCACTACTTGGTAGTTCATCGACAAATCGCTTGAGTGCCTTCTGGTCACGTTTAGGTAACTTACCCTTCTGCAGTAAAGTTACCAAACCATCGATATGTTCCTGCTCGGCCTGAGTCTTGTTCTCCACACGAGCCTGTTCAGCCTGTGCGTCATTGACCCCTCGACCTTTGTAACTGGGGATGAGTGCCCTGACAATAGCACCTGTGATACCACCGACTTTAGCTTCCTGTACGATGCCTTTGGTGAAGTCTGCATCAGGGTTCGTGGACATGTACTCGATCATACTATGACCAAGATTCTCAAGTACCTCAGTAACCGCTTCATACCCACCACCGATTGCGACATCAGTCAGCTTCTGCGCGATCCTGTTTTTAAACTGTGTAGGTACCCTATTCAAAAGTTTCTCTAAACCAAATCTTTCGATGATGGCAAGACCACCAGACGAGATCAAGGCAACATCTGATACCACGGTATGTTCTGCACCGGACTTAACCTGACGTTGCTCTTGTTGTGATACGTTCTGTGCAAACAACGAGGGGAACGCTGCTTGTGGTGCCAGTAACATCGCACCTATCTGTGCCGTAACCTGACCAAGCGCACCAGCTACTTGTACACTGGTTCCGTTTCCTGTTGGTTTAATACTATCTGCTATTCCTTTTAACTCAGTCTCCTCCATGCGTAGAAGTTTCGAAGGTGTGAAGTCCTCTACGAATCCTAAGTCAACTGAGTTGATCGCATCGGCCCACTCATCTGGGAGTGCTTTATCCAGTAATCGCGTACCCGCTTCAATACCCGCTGCGGTACCACCCACGATCATCTGTGGAAAGGAGATCAACCCTCCACCGAAAGCCTTGACATGATCTTCAATCTGAGTTAGTACTTCAATATCATCATGTGCTACGTCTGAGTTCTGCCTTGATGCTAAGAAGTTTGCGAGTGCTGGGTTCTTTGATGGATTGATACTACTGAGCTGTTTCTGCTTTTTGCGATTCTCAATATCCTTCTCAGCAAAATCTACAGGCACCCCTGTCTCTTCTGAGTCACCGTATATTTGAGACATTATGTCAGGGTTCTTATCCATAGACTCTGACAGCGTATGCCTAGTGCCCTCATCTAAGAACCGGACAGGATCTACTTCAGGCTCTTGTGCTACCTGCGGTTCCTGTGACCGAAGATCAGCTTCATAGGCAGCAAACGCATCGTCATCATTGCTAGATGATATTGGTGTCGTCGCAACGGGTTCCTCGAAGACACTATCAGCACGAAGCTTAGCTTCGTACGCGGCGAAAGCATCATCTAAATTACTGTTGCTGTTGCTTTCTTTTGAAGTCTCTGATTTTTCTATATCCATCGATCATGTCCTGTTGTGTAGGCGTCCTGTTATTTACTTCGAGGTATTTCGTACCTATCCTATCGTACTTCTCAGTATCATTATCACGGATCGAGTTGAAAACTAAACCTTTATCATCATCATTCAATTCTTCATAACGATCAATGCCTAAGTTAATACCTTGTATGATCATCTCAGGGTCTCGTGAGAACCCCAATACTTCACCAAGGACAACATGTACGTTACCAAGTGTTGCACCCGCTGGGTTTTCAATGGTGTCTGCTATGACAACGTTTTGTCGAGGCACTGTCATCTTGATCCAATTATCCTCTGCTGTGTAGGTGTCGCTTAAAGGACTGTCTCCCCACCGGCTACGGGATACCTCAGTCACCTGCCTAGTGATCTCATCATCCATCGCCGTTTGATCTGGTGCTTTGTTGTATGTTTCGAAATAGCTCTCATTCCATTTGTCGACTTTATCTCTAACCAACAGACTTACTACGCTGTCTTTCACACCCGCAGTTGCTAAGATATTATCCACACGTTGGATGAGGGTGAACTCGGACGCATACTCTTCAGGTATTATCCCCTCGTTCGATAACTTAGACCATCGATCCATGTCTTTGGCGGATAACTTATCGACGTTCGCCGTATAGTATTCTCTTAATTCAATGTATTTAGATTTGTCTTTCGAACCTTCCGCGTTCAACTTATACAGGTGGTCTATGACTTTCCGGTTAGAAGCAGACCTTGGTGTCGAGGCTGCTGATGCCGCTCGCATTAAATCTTTCTGATACTTATCATCTAGGTTAAGAAACTCTGTATTACCCTTGTCAAGTAGGTCTGGTAGAGTAAACCCCTCATCTCCCGTGATAACTTTCATGTACCAATCTTGATGTAAAGCTTCATCGTCAACGATTTTAACTTGCTTCTGTAGAGCGTTGTTCTGTCCGACTAACTGTTGGACTAACTGTCGCTGTTTACCTTCGTAGTCTCTAAACTTAGAATTCTGTTCGCTGATTGAGAGACCGTCAAAACTATCGGCAATTTTCTGTGCTTCTGCAAGTTGCGTCTGATTCTCAAGCGAACGTAGCTTCTTCGCGATAATATCACTAGGGACATTCTTCTGCACCAGATCACTTTCCAAGGCAGCTTTCTGGTCTTCTATATCTTGCTTATTGACATACCCGATAGCAGCGTCTGCTGTGAAAGCTCTCTCCATATTACCCATTTCCTCAGCACTGTAATATCCACTGTCTCTTGAGCTTGCGAGTAAATCTTTTGCGTCCTGAATAGCACGTATACTTTCCGTTTCGTCATCACCAAGGATAACTTCACGTAAACCATTGAACCTTGAGTTTACATTGGCACGTTGTACGTCTGTCTCAACTGCGAATGCTTTATCTTTGATTCGCTCCTGTCCTGCAACGATACGTGGTCGGCTGTCCAACATGAAAGCAGTACGGAGGCTTGTGTCACTGATGCCCTCTGCTATCTCAGCCATGCCCTCATCCATGCTGGTGGAGTATCGCTCATCGAAAGTGGCATAGTCTTTGTCATCTTCATCGAAAGCATTATCTTGCTGGTGCTTCAGGATGGAAAATTTACTGGCGGCATCGGCCAACTGGTACCGGTCACGAGTATCCTTGACTTCGGTGATCCCAGCGGCGACTTCTCGACCAAGAGATGCTGCACCACGAGCGTCTACCGTTGCGATACTGGTACGTGTATTAACTGTACGTCGTTCTAGACTAGGTATTGTTGGCATTTTAAGATACACCTGCAAATCGATTAAAGTTCAGGTTCGATCCTGATGTGTTGGTTACGGCTCCACCGCCTACGCCCTCTGCTGGTGTTGGTGTACCTGCTCCACCCGCCATCGCCTTACCTCCCTCTACCACTAATGATGTGATGAGTTTAGCAGTACCCAGTCTTTTGGCTTGTTTACCTTCAAACTCTTTCATCTTCGCTTGTAGTTTCAGTGAGGATGATTCGGTCTTACCCGCGAACAGTTCAGATAGTACGTTGTAGTCTGTAGTGGATTTGAGATCCGCGACAATATCCGAGTCGACAACTCCACCACTTGCAGCCATAACTGCGATAGCATTGGATTGTACCTTCTCACCCTGCTTACGTTGTTCGTATGCTTGATTAGTCCCTGCTGCCTCTCGTGCGATAGCTGCTCGTCTGAGTTGCTGGGCTTCTACATCTTTGGCTTTCTTGATTTGTCTACCTTCGACATACCCGAAACCTTTACTTACGACATCTGCCATTTGAATACCCCATCATCTAACTGATCGAAGCCTACATGCTTTAAAAAATTCACGGAATTCTTTTCATCCTCATCTGCGTATGCGTATATCGGACTATTATAACTATCCAATATAATCTTTATTTGTCTAGCTGTCCTAACTATCGTCTTCGGATACTTTCGCAAATCATCTCTCATGGTACTGAATGCTTGTAGTGGATTGGTATGTATAACACCTGCTACACCCACCGGTACACCATCGAGTTCTACGGCCAACCCTCTAACTGACTCAGGGAATGGTTCATCATAGAACTCAATTATATCACTTTTCCGAAGTGCTCTTATGTTGGGATTCTTTGATTCCATATACTAAAGCCTTGATAGTCGCTGGTGCTGTTGCCCGCAAGTGGACCCTTGAATTAGTACCATAAGAGCCATCGAAAGGGAACGAGTCTTGGTCGTACTCAGTACCCGTTGCTCCTTCTATTGGTCTTAGATTACCAGAGTCCGGTCCTACGCTCAAACCTGCACCATATAAATTGCTCGCTAGTATCGCAATGTCAGTGACTCGTGACCTTCTGGTAATGGGGCTGTATGGTAAATAGTTCGATAGTTTATTCGATGTATAATCCGCAGTGTATCTCAGTCCTACAGTCACATCTGAATATGCTGCGAGGGTCGTTATGCTCCCACTACTTACAACGAAATCACCTTGGTCAGCGCCACTTCCCCACACACCGACGGTCATACCTTCGAGGTGAGTCAGTCCTGTAATAGTGGTTGTGGTTGACGTATATCTCACATGGTTATCGTGAGGATTAGTCTCTGTGAACATACTCATCTTCTCTAATGCACGAGTGCCTGAGTGATTGACTACGAAATATACACGATCTTCTCCCGTTTCCGGTAAGGTGATTACATCTTCAATTAAGCCGGCGCTTTCCATCCTTGACCAACCACCGACCTCTTCTGCTTTGTCATGTAAGAACACACGAGCCGTACCGTCTTCCAATACAACAAAGATGCGGGTCTCAGGTTGTCTGACGATAGCAATACGTTTGATACCTGCTGTGGCGATCTCAGGGTGCATAGTCATCATGTCTTCAGCAGCATGAGCGTCATTGTTACTATCGTAGAATAAACGAATTAATTTCGATGTAACATGGTGGACAAAATAGATCGACTGTCCTGCCTTGGCATAACCCACAGGTGCTGAGCCCTGACCACTATTATCTTTTATGTTTGCATTCAGATTGGTTAGTACTTCACCAAAAGAGCTTGACCGGACACTTAGATCTTCTGTTGGCATCCCAAGAATTAGCCGCGAGGTTGGGCATAACCAGTTGATCACATCTACTGGACCTATACCGATGGTCCGAGTGATAGGTGCGCTGGCACCTTCCACATCTGGGTCAAAAGAGTAGTAGGCATCTGATACTGACCCCCATACATTATTAGTCCCTGACCACCAGATTCTACCTTCATAGTTTGCTACTGCTGACGGATAGTTACCTGATCCCCATGACCCTCTGTACCAATCACGCGTGGCAATGGTTGCACCGAAACTTGTTAAGACTTGTACATCAACTACGGTAGCCGAAGTGTAAGCTGTTATTCGTGCCACACCCTCTATCGACCCTGATGAATACACCAAACCTAGTACAGCAGTTCCTGATGTATAGTCGCCGGTCTTAACATACAGACGGTAGTACATTGTCGCATTGTCCAGACCGTCGTCGTATGTCTTGCTGGTTGCTACGGTGTAGGTTTCTACATCTTCCCACAACTCATCATCTGCTGATCTCTGCAGTGTAACCGTAGCCACAAAAGTCCCACTGACTGTGATACTAAATATCCGTGAACCTGTGATACCTGTGACCTTGACTGATCCTGTGCCGTTGTCCTGTGCGCTAACACTCGCACTGACCTCTTGTCCTGCCGATGCTAACTTGAATATAGTACTGACATCCGTTGCCTTGAAATATGATTCCGAGGCAGTTAACGTGGTGTTACCACTGAGTGCTGCTGCCGTCAACGTCACATCTGATATATTGATAGAGTCATAGGGTCCGTCATTCGATCGATACTCAACGAACGACCAGGACTTCGTGCCTCTACGTTTAACCTGATACTGCTTATTACCTTCCGTTGCTAAAAATACAACATCAGCCGACTGGTGGTATCTTATCTTACTGATATCTGCTGTCGGTATTCCCGTCAACAGTACCATCTCACCTGTCGTTTCGAAGCTCACACTATCCACCAATGTTCGGATCGTAGTTGAATTCGATAAGGTGATAGTGGGGTTAGACGCTGGTGTAAATACGAAGGAATGTGTACCGACATCTAATGTGGTATCCAGTATGTCTGAACTTAACACCCCTGATGTACCTATTCTGATTCTCGCTGGTGCCTCTTTAATCTCTATTCGCAGACCATGCTCAACTACTGTAGTCGTGATCGTCTGATGCAAAACCGCTGATGTGGTACCTGCGCCCGTCATGCTCGCATACCCACCCGTCAACCATACCGACGAGGAACCTGCCCCATCAGCATTCGTCCACCCTGTAATATCGCTGGTGAAATCTGGATTGGTGATAGTGGAGGCAACGGTTGTGCGGGATACAATTGTATCATCGACAATTATTCGCAATTCATTATTACTGAATGCCAAGATAGCGGTGTCATCCACCTTCTTCACAAAAGGTATCGAGTAGGTTTCACCTGCTAAAATATCCTTGTGCTCCAAACCGTTACGGTAGGACATCGGTCCTAGTCGTTCAGGCCAGAAGTTGGTCATCAAGGAGGCTGAGTTTATTACTTTCTTAACGTCATCACGTGCGATAGAGTTGTCACTCACCTCACCCCGATTAAATTTGTTGTAGACGGCTGGCATCGACATTGGTTAAGGACTCCTTCTGTATCGGTTGCCTTGAAATCTCGAACTCACCCAGCTTCCTTCTGATATGATTCTCGGTGGTGCTTGCATTACATCTATATTCTTAGACTCAGCTTCTGCCTCTTTGAATATCAGACGGATCTCTTCGATCTCACGAGCTGTCTTACCAAACACTTTTAACCTGGATACATCACGCGCCATTGTTGCTGATACTAGTCTGGTAAAATGTACCGGCCAAGAAGCAGGGTCACTTAGGTATGCTCTACTGACAAACTGAATATACATCTCATTGTAGTCAGAGTAGATGTATGCACCTTCCTCTTTGTACTCCTTCAGAGGTACTTTCATGTACTCGTCAGCAAATACACCATCGATACGTTGCATGTTATCTGGTTTATCAAATACATTCTTCAAACCCCACTCAGGTTCAAGTGAAGGGTTGACTTGTACTTTTGCAGAGGTTACGGCCCAGTGCCATCCTGTATCCTCAAGTAATGACTCCACCAATCCTGACGATAAGGCTACATCGAGTTTGACTTTACGGATAGAATCATCGGTAACACTGTTGAGGTGGTCTTGCCCAAGAATCTGCAATGCACGATTGTATATCTTCAACCATGCCGCAGTGAGGGTTGACCCTTCATCACTCGAACGGGGGTTGGGTTCTTTCTGATTAGCAAGTTCAATAGCTTGTTTGAGTCGTGCGGTGAATGTAGCTTCGACACGCTCCATGTCATCGGGCGCAATACGAGGACATATCTCATTGGCAAGGTATGCCACGACCACGCGTTCAAAGGATTTATCCCATGAGGTTAATGCGTAGCTGTTGGTAATGTACCGGAGGTATATGGTGGCGTAGTTACACGCTAAATCACGATCTTCGATGATGAATCGACCAATGGGTTGATCAAGTTTCTCATCACTATAAGGCATGACCATACTGATGTAGTCAGTAGGCAATGTGAATACGTTATCGAATGCATGTACCGAGCTTGTCGAATATACATTTAGTAAACTGGTCTTACGTGCAAAATTAGGGTTGACCAGCTCAAGGCAGTAATCGACCCCATTTTCATATGCAGTATCTAAACGGTAACGGGCTTCTACGTCATCAGTGAGCGTAGTAAGTTCACGCTCCCCAACTAACAGTAACGCTTCATTGTAAAGTGATAGTTGGGTTGTTGCCATGACTTATCTCGCTAAAGTTTGTAGGTACTCATCCAATTGCTTCTGCGCTTCAGGCTTTGTAGCAATACCAGACTGAACTGGATCTGGGTGATCTTTACGCATGATACACCATTTATGGACACCGCGCTGTCTGATCTCATACTCACCGCTGTCTACTACTTCTGATGACTCAAAGATGTGGTGCTCAAGTACGTGTAGTCTGACATCATGCATGTTCACATAGGTTATGAATAATCGTGCCATGAAGCTGCAATCAGCATCTACAACTCGAATCTCACAACCCATCTGAAACTTTGTAGCGACATTGACCCATAGAGCTGGATCTGTTAACTCTTCTTTACTCATTTGTTTAGGTACTACAGCACCGTAAACAAGATAATTAGTACCGAACACTTGAACGTCTGAGCGCTTTAATGGTTGGTTTTCCACTGGTAATTCTCCAAAAAGAGCCGCAAGTCCTTGCGACTAAAGGTAAAAAAGGTACCCCCGCTAAGAGGCACCTTTTCCGTGGATACTATTAATCGGTATCAGTTATAGTTAATGCTGTGCCGTCAGATAAGTCGGCTGCACCACCTGCTGCTACAGATACAACAACGTAGCGATGGGCTACTGTTGCACCGGCTGAATCGATTTGATCTACGATATCACCAACAGACATACCTAAGTCTGAGCCGTTAGTGATGTAACCCGTGACACGTACTGCTGTCGCGGCATCAGCGCTATCATAAATCCACATGCTACCACCAGCTTTACCCACAAGTTGTGAGATAAGAGCAGGAGGGTTAGTCGTTGCATAAGCCATAAGTCATTTTCCCTTAAGAAAGTGCAGAATCATCATGGAGCATTTTAACTACACCACTGTTCTGTAAAAGTTTAGAACCCATGAACTCAGTACAACGAGCCCATGACTTATCATTCTTCTCATCGTAACCGACAAGCGTCTGAGTGCCTTCACTGTTCATCGCATGACCAATAGCCTTACGTGAATACATGAAACATGTTGCAGAAGAAGTACCTACACCAGCTAACGATGCGTCAACAATCCAATTAACACCGTACCAGTTGAATGCACGAGACTTACTCACACCTTCGAAGGGTTTAGTATTAATATAATCTGCTGAAGTGAACTGATTAAGACCCATCAAATACCCGTAAAATGCGGGTGTGATAGCTGCGAATACTTCGTCATCTTGGTCTGCAAAAGCATTACCAAGCTTGGTCTTCGCTGTCGTAACAAGTAACAACGTTGCTACTGCTGCCGAACCCCAAGTAACTGTCGCTGCTGCAAGTGCATCGTGGATGTCTGTGTCGATCTGACGATTGATAACGGACATACAAGTTTCTTGCATGATTCGACGACCATCACCTTGAGAGGCGAAGATGTTGAACTTAGTACGCTCAGGAACATCATGCCATTCTTTCAAAGTACATGTGTTCTGGTTTAAGTTATCAGCACGAGTTGGGATATCACCGTTAAGACCACGAGTTACCGCAGTGGCACCACCTGAATCTGCAACTAGAAATACCGCTTCATTACCTGAAATTTGTGCTTCTGTAGTCACTGACTTACGCAGTAACGACTCACGTTTTTCGAAACCTTTAATGTGCTCGGCTCGATACATGGTTTGAAAAGCTGATTGGGACATAATGTCCTCCTCAATGATTATGTTAAAAAGATAAATGATTCACTAAGTTTGAGTTAGCTTTCAGTCACTTCTGCGGGTTAGCCTACGTGTAGGGGCCGCTCGTTAACATCGAGGGTCAATGGTTAGTGCTTTAAACTTACCACATGATTAATCAACTATCAACCATGTAGCGAAAGGTGCGCATGAATCTACCGTCCAAGGGTGCCTACCGACTTCACGATCGATGTAGAGATATGGTAGATCCATCATCGAATATTCATCTGGAAACTGAGCGCGTACCACTGCGGTATCACCCTCAATACGCATACCCTTTCCCTCTTCGATCACTGCTGCCAGTGCTATGGCGAACGATAGAGGTCGCTTCTTCGCGTTAATCTCGTCACCGATATCTTGCATCAAATATGTGATACCGGTTTGTGTGACATCATTAGACATCCGAGTGGTACCGGACGCTTTATGCGTCACACGTACCGTACCTTTGTCGTTGAAAGTCTCTACGTCGAAGTCATCATACTTCACTTAGACAACCTTTCTCTCGCATCGTAGAGGTTCAGTAGCTCCTTTTGTGATGCACTGTCCTTATGCCATCCGTCACCGCTCATCTTACCTTCAAGCTCAGCGATACGACCTGTGACTGCTTGTGTTGGGTTACCGGTACCAGCAGGTACAACCGTAGCTGCAGGGTTGATTGCACGAGCTGCTTCAGCAAAGAAGTTCATCATCTCAGGTGAGTTGAATACTGCAGTGCCGTCTGCTAATCGAGCGCTGGCGAAATCATCACGGACTGATTCAGGCAGGCTACCGAGTACACCTTGCACCAGACCCACATTCATTTCGTAATCTTGACCCCAGTTATCACGGAGCATTGCGTTAGAGTTTTGTACATCTAAACCATCTTGCTTGGTGAGCATTTGACTCTCTAACTCACGCCCTTTCAACATAGCATTGGTCATCTGACTAACCGCTTCGTTGCTCACGTTGTTCTGGTGGGCTACATCGTACACGCCCTTCATGATACCTTCGTCCATCTCACCAAGGACTAAACCTTCATCGAGAGACAACGCGTAGTCAGCAGCAGTAGCGGGTACATTGTTTGCTTCGCGGTATGCAGTTAATTGTTCATCAGTAGGGTTGTCGGGTAGACCATTGCTAGTCTCACCCGCGCGAATCTTTTCTTGTGCATTGAAATATGCTTCAGACAGTTTACCGACATCCGTGAACCGCTTGAGTTGGTTCATCTTCTTTTCGTCGCCACCCGCCATTGCATCACGCCAATCAACTTCGGCTGCTGGTGCTGGATCGGCTGCTGGTGCTGGATCGGCTGCTGGTGCTGGATCGGCTGCTGGTGCTGGATC